ATTAATGTTCATATTATTCATTCCCCGCTTCCATTACAGTTTTTACATCCTCATCAAAAGGGTTAACCCCTAAACGGTCGGTGATATAATCCGCTGCTGATTTTTTATATTCTTCAATTGATTTCTTTTCTGCATTAGTATCTCTACCCTTCATAAATCCATGGGCAGAAACCAAAATTCTTCCATCCTCATATCCTAAACCGTTAACGTGATTTTTCATTACACTAACTTTAGTTCTTGTAGCGATTTTAACTTTTCTACCATCTTTTTGGATTGATATCTTAGTTATACCAGCATTTTTCTGATTTCCAAATAAGAAAACTAAGGTCGAGTTAAGCCATACTGCCTCACCACCTTTAGCCTTGATTTTTGGTTGACCGAACGGATTGTCGGGTAATTCAACCCAAGGTTGATTAGCGATAATTAATGAATTGGTATATGGTTTGTCCATTCTTCTTGAACCTGAAATTCTCTGGTTCAATCCCATCCCAATTTTGTCAGCTAATGTGGATGCGTTGTGTTGTTTTCCACCTTTACCTTCAAATGTCATTTTACATGGAACAGACCCAACGGAATCCCATAAAAAACACAAGTCGTAAGGTAAGTCACCTTTAGCTTGAGCATTTAATAAATCGTTCGCGTAATCTGTAATTTGTTCTATATAGTCAAAGTGGTTGTTGAAAAGGAAAAATCCATCCCATGACGAACCACCGTCTTCATTTACTATTTTATCACATTCAAAACCCATAAGTTTAGCATGGTCGAATGTCCACTTTTGTTCTGTAATTAGAAATACAGGTAAAATACCCTTTTTCTGAGCGTCAATCGCAGTGTTAATTAACGCAGTTGTCTTTCCAGTGTCTGAATGTCCAAGAAACATATTTAAATGTCCCATTGCTGGACCAGGTACACCACAAGCGTCTAAAAATGCTTCCCCACAGTCGAAAAAACGATCTGCTTTGAATGAAGCCTCTGATGAAAATTTCTTTTTAAATGATGAAAAGTCTTTCTTCTTAATTGCCATCTATATTGTTGTTAATTTCTTTTTATTAAAAAATCAAACTCCCCCAATCGGAAGAGTTTGATAATTGTGGTATTAAAACGGTAAATCGTCTTCTTCAGCTGGTGTTTCATCCACTTGTGGATCTACTATCGGTTCTGCTTTAGCAACTGGAGGTGTTTTTGCTACAGGTGCAGCGGTTGTCGCTCCTGCTGTAGCTGTTCCTTCATTTGTTGTCCCCGCGATTGTTTCTTCTGCTGTTGTTGAAGAAACCCAACCTTTTTTGTCATTATCCCATTTTGGTGTCTCTCCATTAGCCACCATTTCAAGATATTCCTCACTTTTCTTCGCATAAACACCAGACCAAACTAATGGATCTTCTGCCCATTTCGCTGAAGTTTCTTTATCTGCGTGTAATACGCCAGGATCTTCCTGAATAATTGAACTGATTGATGTGTAATCTTTACCGTTATTGGATTTCGCCAATGTTAAAGTAAGGATTATGTCTCTTCCCGTTGCTGGATCTGTGATGTCACCTTTACTACGGAAAATAGGAAAGATTTTGTCAAGAATTCCTTCTTGCTTAGAATTGTGTTTGAATCTCCAAAATTTTGGACCGTCAGCTTCGTTGTCTCTATCTATAACTTTTACGATATAGAATTTACGAGCTCGATATGACCTTGCCAAAATATTATCTTCTTCTCGTCCTGTCGCTTCAAGACTTTCTTTAACCTCGTTTAATGGTGATCGTTTACCTTCTTGTTTTGGATCCCATAATTTGAGCCATTTACCATCTACCTGTACTTCGTGGAAGTATATTTCAGTAAACGGACTTCCTCCGTCTGCTGCTGGTAGAATACGAACTCTTTTTTCACCTGACGATGTACCTTTAGGTAGAATAGTCGTGAAATACTTCTTCATTCGTTCTTCTTGATTCTGAAATTTGCTGCCACTTGTGGCTTTGTTTTTTTCGTACTGTGCTTGTACTGCTTCAAATGTTCCCATAAAATTTAATTTTTGTTTGTTTATAAAACGTATTATTATTGTGTAATGAAATATAAATAAAAAAAGCGTGATAACAAAATCACGCCTTAACTATTTTTAAAATATATGTAAAAAAATTCATTTCTCATCATGTAAATTTGGGCCCCGCCCGATATGTGTACTGTTGCCGTATACGGCTTATATAATATTAATAATTGTCGTCAACTGCAGGATTAAATGATTTCATCATATCATATTTCCCATAATTTTCTACGTCACCTTTTGTTAAAAGGTATTCGTTTTTCCCTGATTTCTTCATTTCCTCTTGTTTACCTGTGAAAAAATCATCTGGTTTCTGATTAAACGGATATGAATCTAAAGATCTCATTTCAAGTTTTTCAACGGGCGTTGGTGGTGTTGATTTTTCAATCGTATCCCCCAATTGATCTATTTTAGCTAAAACACTGTCCATTTCCCCTAATTTACCTTCTAATTCACCTAATTTCGAAAAGATAGCATCCATTTTTTGAAGTTCTTGTGGATTTTCATTTTGTGGATTATCCATTTGTTTTTTAACATCTTTTACCATGTTAACCAAATCGGTAATATCAATTTCTTCTGTTGTATCATCACTAGTGGTGTCACCTTCAATTCCCATGTCGGGTTCAGCCGGTAGTTCTTCACCTTCTGGTGGTAACCCACCTTCTGGGGGTAATCCTTCTCCACCTTCTGTGGGTGCTGGTAAGGCGTTAGGGTCGTCAATTGGTGGAACTGCGTTTGGATCCTCTATTGGAGGTTCAACCTGTTCCACTATATAACTTTTAGTGTATCCATTTATCTCTCGGAACCTATCAAGTCCCATGTCGGTTTTTATATCTTTCATAATTAATCTTGTAATAATTGTCTACCGTCTTCGATAATATATTTTTTATTAATTCGTTCGACTAAACCGTCTTTTGATCTGATGACATAACATTCGCCAGTTTCTCGGTCACATACTGTTTTTTCTTTCCCATCTTCTGAAACGTCTTTAACTTCTGTGTTGTCTAAAAAATTATCTATTACTTCCTTTGAGTTTTCCATTAGGCTTTATTTTATTATAAATATCATGAAAATTGTTAATTTCATTATAACATTCTGAAATATACAACTTGACCATCTTTTAATGCTAATCTTCTTCTTAAATTAATTGATAACCCAATACCATATCCTAATGCATTTTGCACTGGACCCACATTAACTGGTCCTTCATACACATCATTTACAAAATCAGCATTATTCTGTGCTGTTATAATCGCTCTACTTCCAGCATCTTGATTTGGGTTTATAAATTGTGTTTTCTTGAAACTATGAAGAATAGTGTCTGGAGATGCACTGTTTTTCAATGGTGATGCCGTAATAAACCTACTAGAATAAAACGGTACGTTGTGTGATTCATTCTTAATCGCTCCCCATGTTATAATCCTTACATCACCCTCATCCGTTTCAGTTAGATTTGATATAATACTCATTACCGTACTGTCGTATATTAGATAATTTGGACCTCCCATTGTAACGACCACAGCACGTAACCATTCTTTATTATCCCCAGGCATATTCTCATTTTTAACCTTTTGAATGTGAGTTTCTCCATCTGCCCCATTATATGGTATACCATATTCAGTAACATCTGCATTCGAAAGTATTTTTTCACCAGGAAGTAGTAATCCTGGATCGGTTGTATATGAACTTCCATCTTCAGCAATTGATGTGATTGCGGTTCCACTAGTACTTCCCGGTAACGCAATAGTTGCAGCATCGTTCACAATTGCTCTAGCTTTCCCAACCAATTTATCAAACAATGGTCGATAACTAGCTAAAAACGAGTCTGAAGGATTTGGTAACGATTCCGCGGGAATTCTTGTGCCTGTAAATGTTGTCTCAACACCCGTAGTTGAAATATCGTGTGTTACTTCGGTAATCAAATACGATCCCCGGAATAAAGGTATATTTTTAATATAGAAATACATTGTTGGTTGGATCATCATATTTCCCATCGCAACAACCTTACATTGATATGATGATGATCGATATATGTTAAACAACCCAATATCTATCTGTGATGTACTTGATCCTGTTTCATTACGTCCCAGTCTCTCTAACACTTCAAATGATTCTGATGTATTTTTTATTGTCGCCTGATTCAACTCAACACCCTTAAATATGGTTTGATTTTGGTCACCAAAACTCACTTCAAACGCAACAACTTTGTTCGATTTACTAAAATCAGTTTTTCTGAAAACATCTGGGGCAACAATAATCGGATTATTATTTACGTTCCCGATATCAAATCCGTCATTTTTATATTTCTGTTTTTTGTCAATATCCTCTAATTCAAGATGTTTTGATGTTGGGCCCGTATATTGTAAAATAACCTTTGGTGATGAATCTTGATGATCCACATCCAAAAACGCACCAAACATCGATTGTGCCACATTCTTCGATGGCATAGTTTTTAGAGAATTAGTGTAATTAGTTCCATAAAAATTAACATATGCGGGCAAAGCTCTAATATCAAATCCAGAATCTTGTACCAATAAACTGATTAGACTAAATAAATTGATGTCCGAATTACCGGGTTCACCTAACCTAGATAATCTTTGCATATCAATGAAAACTTCATTCCCAATATCTTTATTCGCTTTATCTAAGAATAAAAATTCTTCCATTAACATTCTCTGTCCAATTGAATTACCAGCTGTCCACTTATCATTAAAAGACTTAAAATAATTATATAATTCTAATTTTAGTGGGTCATCATTGAATCCCCATTGTTTACTAGCTCTTTCCACCACCGTTGGGGTTTCTAAATCATTTTGAATTTTATGAATAAGTTCTTCTAAGTAAGCATATAATCGTTTGTCCTGACCACTAACACCCGTCACTGGGTCTTTGGTTTGACCACCACCATAATTTGGAGAAATAAGGTTATCCTTCAAATATTCAACGAAATTAACCTCATTAAGTGCATGGTTATCTGGGTCACCGGACGCTTTAAGTCCAGCGTATATGTAAATTATTTGTCTAAACTGTTTGATATTCTCATCACTTGTTGAGATATCCATTGTTTGGAAGAAATTATCATAATACCCGTCAACATCTCCCCCAAGGTAAAGTTCAACTCTATCTGCATTTGGAATATAATAAGGATCAGTTGAGAAATTTTGTACATTAACACCAGTGAATCCACCTAAAACATAGTTATCCAATTCTCTTGGATTCGATAATGTGATTTTTACAAGGTTATCAGTAGATAATATTTGATTTGACAAATATACAAGTTGTTCCGATTGTCTCGCTTTAATTTTCTCAATAAGTTCAACCTTATCATTATCAGTTATTGGTGTGATGTCATTATTATCTTTTGTCACCGAACAAATTTCTTTTAATAAGTCCTGAAACTTAGAATATGTCATTTTATATGGTGAATACGTAATCTCTTCATTAAGTTTTTCACTTGAGAAGTCTAAGAACGCCTGCTCAAATACATCTAAAATGTCGGGTTTAAAGGTCGCCATTAAATCAACAACTTTTCTGTAATTTCCACCCAATGAATATGTATTATCAGTCGAACCAGTAAATTTAAAATATTCATTATATTCTGGTAAATCGTAAGCGGTGTAATCGATTACCTCTTTATCAGATGTACCTATACCCCATATAATTCGGAAATTTTCCTGTACTGAATTTCCGGAAAAAGCTCCAGCGTATGTACTGTTATATCCGTTCGTAGGTAATAATGTGTACCCACTATACCCAAATCTCGTGTCGTCCACAAAACTCGTATATGAGGTTTCACCATCTGTGTTCCCTGAGTACAAATAAGTTGCCCCACTTGTTATTGAATCGGCATAAGTGTAACCACTCGCAGATGCAAAATATGTGTATCCATTAACAATTTCGTGAAAAATCGATTCATAGTAAGGGTGAAAACCAATACTTTCTGGAGTGTTATTATATACCTGTCCTGTATTACCACTATAAAAGAGATCACTATCGATTCCTTCATACTTTCCATCAACAAGATCAAGAATATCTACACCATACTCAATTTCCTTTTTATATCTATGATATATTGATCCCCATTTTAACATCATATGATACGGGATATAGTGGGTTGCCCCAACTTCTCTGAAAAGAGTTGATACTAAAACATCAGAACCTCCATTCATATAATCTTCCATTATAATATCACTTGACGATATAACATCATCCAGATCTTTAAATGGTAATGAATTCAATAAAAGATACGCAGATCCAACATATTTTTCACGAGCTTGTAATTTTGAGTAGTCATAATAAAGTTGCTGATGAAAATACGGGGTGTTTAACATTTGTTTTGGTGTCGCAATAATATTATTTGGTATATTAATGGTATTCTCAAATAAATTAATAGTCTCATTAATAACATCACCGTATTCGTTTTTAACCCACATACGTGACTCAACGGGTGACGCAATAAAATCGTTAGGGGTGTTTAATTTTAATAACCCGTCTAATT